ATCTCTGAGTTTGATACCGATGATCTCATTGAAGAGCTAAAGTCTCGTGATAGTGACTATGTCTATGGGAATAATGGTCTCATTGAAAAAATTTGGATCCTTCGTAGAGAGGGTAGAGACTATCAGGCAGTGTTGAATGAATTGATCTACAATACAATCGGAAAGATTATATGAACGAAGCATTGAAAGCGATAGCGATTGAAGCAGGTGCACCAGAGGAAGTACTTAACACTCTATGGTTTAACATCTTTTGTCAAAAGTTTGCACACCTGATTATTGAAGAACTTGAAAAGGAAATTGTATAATGAAACAGTTATATTTGTCCAGACGTAATCTTCTTACCCTATTAAGTAAGTTAGATCGACTAGAGGATGGTGAAAGTACTGCATGTAGCATTATTAAATATGCTAATCCAACGGATCCATATTGTAACACCATCGATAAGATTATGGTAACTGCAATTCCAGATGAATTGTTCTACACGAATCGTGCGCCTGGAGTTATGCATCCAAAGGAAGAATTAGCCCTTAGGAGTTGAAGATTGTTCACAGCCTTAATAATCTTTCTTTCCCTAATAGGATTACAAGCACTAAGTATTGGTGTGACCCTGTACTTTAACAGATTTGGAATCTATGGGAGTGGAACATGGTTCGGCAGTGTTAAATACTTGACTAACAAGAAAATGTAAAGGATAATATATGGTAGACTTTGAGGTGAATCAGGTTGGATCTCTAAGCGAGTTACGTCTTGCACGTGCTCTTGGAAGAGTGATTGAGGAAGAATTGCAAAAAGGTAATTCACTTCCCGATGAGATAATGAGAGCGTATACAGAACTGTATGCACATTGGCAGTGGCAAATTAGCAAAGAACTATCATGACCGAAAAGTATGGAATAACTGCAGACGACATGGCCAGATGCTGGTGTGGTCGATCTCCCACTGGCAAGTGCGATGGATCCCATACCTTTACCGATGACCAGTGGGCAGAGATTAACTATGAGTTTAAGAAAGATACCACTGGTTCTGCTCAAGACTCTTGGTTTAACAAGACCGATGATTACTGGAACAAGGATTTAAAATGATTACTGATATAAACACACTTGTATTAAAAATAGATGATTTATTAAGTAAAATGCTTGTTGATCATGACATAGATCCACTACATCTATCATCTATCATTCTTGCTCGTTTGGTAAGGATGAATCAAGAATTTGAAAGTCATGATGACTTTAATAAGATCATGAATGCAGCAATATTGAAAAGACCTGCTGATCATGAAAGGACACTACAATAATGTCTTACTCTCGTTGGGGTGGCTCTGCATGGTATGCATTCTACAATGTAAGCGAGTGCCTTAGCCTTTGGTATGATATGGCGCACACGATTGATCATACTTACGATGAGTGTCTTGATTTAACGGTATCGAAGATTATGGAGATTTATGGTTGCACAGAAACAGAAGCACTGGAAGCCATGAACTATGTTAGAAATTTTATTGAGGATAAAGTATGAGTCTTGATGTTGATTTGATGGTTACACAACCATGCTCTGTTTACAACGCAAACATTACGCACAATCTTAATACGATGGCTGGTGAGGTAAAGTTGTCCAATGGTATGACACTATATCAGGTGCTATGGCGTCCAGATGAGCAGGTTGGATTAAAGTTTGCTCGAGATATCTCAGAGTTGTTAGATGAAGGTTGGAATATTTTGCTTTCCGACCCAGAGAAATATAAGAGATATAATCCAGAGAATGGTTGGGGTGACTATGAAGGACTCTGTAATTTTGTTTACAAGTATCGTAACGCATGCTGGGATAATCCAGAAGCAGAACTAAGGATATCAAGATGATCGCATTAAGTATGGACTTTGAAACGGCAGATCGTATCACACGATTGACACTAACTGAGCATCGAGATCTTTTACAATATCAGTTGGATGAATACTACGCAACACAGGATAGCGAAAATCCTAAGTGGTTACATCCAGAAGATGTTGGTAAGAATCATCTCATGATCAAAAAGATGAATTACATCCTAGAATATTATGGTGGAGAATTATATGGCGAATGTAAAGCAAGGAAATATAAAGAGAGCACCTCAATGGTGGAAGCATCTGAGAGACTGGAAGCGTATTTTCTGGAAGTCGGAAAGAAAAGCGCAGAAGAAAGCCATCCAGAATGATTCGAGTAATTAAACATGCCTTACCACTAACACTCATGAAAGAGTGTTTGGTGGAATCGCAGAAGCAGTTTCTTGGTAAAGAACTAAGGACTAACTGTGGTTGGGGGCAGGAATTGGTGCAGGAAAGTTCACCAGTGTTTATCTACGATCTCCCCGATGAATCTTTAAAAGAATCGATAGTAAGGGTTATTGGATCTGTGAAAGAAGTTCCAGAATTCACTGATACTAATGTAATGTTCCACTACTGGACTAGAGGTTCTTATATTCCATGGCATACTGATGAGGGATATAAAGCTGGAATTACAATTTATCTAAATGATACATGGGGTCGTGATGATGGTGGATTATTTCTTTACCGAGAAAATGATGAGATTAAAGGATTAATTCCAGAGTTTAATATGATGGTAGTTCAGGTTGGAGGAACAGACCACACAGTAACTCCAATTATTCGAGTCGGTGCAATTCGTGCATCTATTCAAATTTTCTTAAAATAGTTGTTGTCTTTTATTCGGATCTGGGGTATAATATAAGTATGAAAGAACATATTGTAAACAAAGAAAACATATTCATCATGGGCTGGTATATTGATCCAGCACTGTGCGATATGCTAATCGAGTATTATAATTTTAATCCACATAAGTGGGAAGATGGTGTTACTAAGTCAGGTGATGTAGATCATTCTATTAAACACTCGACTGATTTACATTTAAACATCGATGAATTAATGCAAATGCAATATGCCAATGCATTACAAGAATGTGTTGCGTTATACATGGAAAAATGGAAAACTTCTGGGATGACTGGTGTTCTGCCAGTAGAAGGTATGAATATACAAAAGTATCCTGCTGGTGGTGGATTTAAAACATGGCACTTTGAAAGATCTAAAGCAAGTGAACCAAATTGCAATAGACACTTAGTGTTTATGACTTATCTAAATGATGTAGCAGAAGGTGGTGGAACAGAATTTGCCCACCAACGTGAAGTGCGTGGTACAACTGCATTAAAAGCAGAAAAGGGTTTAACAGTAATTTGGCCAGCAGACTGGACACATACACATAGGGGCATTGTTGCTCCGAATGAAGAAAAAATTATCGCAACTGGATGGTTGCACTTAACTGAGAAATGAAAATGAAAATCGCAATTTGTTCTGATGTACATTTAGAATTCGGTGACCTTATGTTACAAAACACTGAGGGTGCGGAAGTGCTTGTGCTTAGTGGTGACATCATGGTTACTGCTGATCTTGGCAAACCAGATCCACACAACTTCTTAGAAGGTGCTAAGAGTCAGAGATTTATTGACTTCTTTAAGCGTTGCTCATTCCAGTTTCCCCATGTTGTTTATGTTATGGGTAATCATGAGCACTACCATGGTGATTACGCCATTAGTGCAAGCAAAATTCGTACTATGTTAAAAGATCATAGTTTAGACAATGTTCACTTTCTTGAAAAACAAGTTTGGGATCATGGTGACTATCGTTTTGTCGGTGGAACACTCTGGACTGATATGAATGGTGAAGATGGCATGACCATGCAACATGTGTCACGTCGTATGAATGACTTTCAGATTTGTGAAAACAGTAATCGAGAGGTCAACTACAGAGTATTTGATGCTGATGATGCTGACAATAAGAAAGTTAAATTTAAGACTCGCCCAGCAACTTTGTCTCCAGAAGATGTAGTCGAAGATCATAAAGCAATGTTGACTCTGATTGATGAAACATACAAAGTCACTCCTCCATGGATGACAATGGTTGTTGTTGGTCATCATGCCCCAAGCAAAGGTTCTGAGCATCCTCGTTATAAGCATGATCAATTGATGAATGGTGCATACAATTCTAGACTTGAAGATTTTATTCTTGCTCGTCCAGGAATTAAATTGTGGACTCATGGTCATACTCACGAAGACTTTGATTATATGATTGGTAGCACTCGTGTTGTTTGCAATCCTCGTGGTTACATCAACTACGAAGAACGTGCTGATCGATTTGAACTAAAGGTAGTTGGAGTATGAATGTGCAACGCTATGTTAGAGATGTTACATTTGAGTGTGACAACCTTACATTGTGGGAAGGTATGTTACTCAAGGATATTGTCGAAGCATTATCAAAAGGAAAAAAAGTCAAAATTGAAACCGATGAAGAATTTGAAGCGAGAATAAAGCATGAGTGATTACAGACCAGACAAGTGGGTGATTGTTAAGATTACCTCTGACAAATATCCACCAGTCCATAAGGTGTTTGCCTGTTGGTATGGTGGATATCTTGGCTCTGATTCTTGGAAACTAAACAGTGGTATTACCAAGGCTACTCTTGAAGGATATGTTTATTCCTTTGAGGGTAGTTCTGGTTCTATCTATGAATGCCATGAAGATTCTTATGGAACAAATTTTTATGGTAGTGGTGTTCTTCAGAATATGATTGATAAGGCTGCATCGATTGGTGCCACTATTGAAATTCTTCCAGAAGAAACAAATTGGTTAGAGATAAATTATGAATAATCATTGGACAATTACACTTGAAGAAGATCCCGCAACAGGAGATCTGATTATGCCATTCACACCTGATATGTTACGTCAGGTTGGATGGGATCTTGGCGACACGCTAATTTGGGAAGATATGGGCAATGGCTCATGGACATTAACTAAAAAGGAAATTGATAATGCCGAAATTCACACTGATAGCTGAACACACAGACATATATGGAGAACCAGATGGTACTAAAGTGAACTATGAATTTCATGGTACATATTTACCAGAAATTCTAGAACATGTTGACTTATTCCTTAAAGGATGCGGTTTCAATCCAACTGGGACTCTTGACTATGTTCCTGATGAAGAATATTATGGTATACCATCTGACACAGAAGAATCAACATGGAATGATCATGGTGGTGGATCAACCATGGCAGATTATCCAGAATTGTATGATGAACAAGATTTAGTTAAAACAAAATCTAAACACTACTTTGATACTGAGAGGAATAAATGATGGGAATGCCACTTGATGTCATGATGTTTCAACAAGCATGCGATCAACAACCTTCAGAGAATAATGCATCATTATACATTAAACTGATTGAAGAAGAATATAAAGAATTTGTTGAAGCATGCAATAATGCTGATGAAGTAGAATCTCTTGATGCATGTATGGATATGATCTGGGTAATTCTGGGATATTGTCATATGAAACAACATAATGTTGCTGGCGCATGGGATGAAGTGCTTCGTAGCAATATGGCGAAAGTAGATCCGCTTAGTGGCAAGGTGCGTCGTCGTGAAGATGGCAAAATTCTTAAACCAGAAGGCTGGAAACCACCTAATTTAACAAAATTTGTGAAAAACCTTGAAAATAATTGAAATTTGCGGTATAATTACATTATGATTACACTTTACTTAGACATGGATGGCGTGCTTTGCAACTTTGACAAGGCATATCGCAAACTAGACCCAGAAAAAGTCGATCGAAAGAAATTTCGTGAGGCTGTTTTCACATATAAAATATTCGAAGATCTGGAATTTATGCCAGATACCACAGAATTAATGAACTATGTGTCAAAACTTGAAGGAATTACCATTGAAATTCTCACTTCAATGGGTACTTACGATGCAATTCAAGGAAATCACGCAAGAAGCCAAAAATTACACTGGTTGAACAAGTATAATATTCCTTACAAAGCAAATTTTGTTCGAGCCAAACAAGAAAAAGCCAATTTTGCTCATGATCGTGCGATTTTAGTTGATGATTCCATCGGTTGTATCACTCCATTCAATGCAAAAGGCGGTCACGGCATTCTTCACACAAAATCTACTGATACGATCCAACAAATTCATGATACCATTCGTGGAATTCGTGGGTTACATGCATTAAAATTTGGATACGACTCAATGGGTTCTTATGCTTGATATTTTTGGACCAACCTTTCAATGGATAAAAGATGATTATCGATCCCATCCCTTTCGTTTTGCTGTTGAGTTGCTTGCTTGGGCTATTAGCATTGGTTGTGCGATCACTATGGCTGTCACAGTTCCCAATCCCCCTTTATTGGCTCTTTATCCTGTTTGGATCTCTGGTTGTGCCATGTACGCTTGGGCTGCTTATACTAGGAAATCATTTGGCATGCTTGTTAACTACCTCTTGTTAGTAGCAATTGATATGTTTGGTTTGTTTCGGATGCTTACTCAGTGAATATATTTTATCTTCACGAAGATACTAAAGAATGTGCAAAACAACATCTTGACAAACATGTCGTTAAGATGATTCTAGAATACGCACAACTTTTGTCCACTGCTCATCGTCTTCTTGATGGGTATGAGTATGAAGGTAAGTCTATTTCTGGTCGCAAAGCAATGCGATGGAAATTAGATGATTCTCGTGAAGATAATTTGTATCTTGCATCGCATATGAAACACCCATCTGGTATTTGGTGTCGTCAATCACAAGATAATTATTGGTGGTTATATAATCTGTGGCGAGATCTTATGAAAGAATATACATTTCGTTATGGTAAGCATCATGTCGCAGAAAGATTGATTCCATTCTTATCTTTTGCGCCAACTAATATAACAGAAAGTATTGCAACTCCAATGCCACAGTGCATGCCAGAGCAATATAAAGTACCAACTGATTCTATTCAAGCATACCACAACTACTATATTAATGACAAACAACCATTTGCTGTTTGGACAAATAGACCAATTCCAGAGTGGTATGTTTGTGAGTGGAAAAATAGAAACCACAAAGCAGTATATCAAAAACAAAACGATAAAATAAAATTTAGAATGGTTCCTGCTTAAATGCAATACATAAATTTATTTCCAACACCATTGTTTATTGATGATCAATTAGTCCTTGCAAAAGAAATTCTACCTGTCGCTGAAGATTATATAAACCAACATGGTATTAAATATCTTGGACAGGAATCGTACGATTCTACTTATAGCATTAACTCTGCATCACTTTTGCAACAAAATGATTTTAGATTAAATAAACTTAATAATTATATAAGCACTGTCTCTAGAAAATACTTTGCAGATAATTGTATAGATTCTAGTATGTGGACTCTTAAACCATATTATCTGTTTAATAAAATAAAAGCAGGTGGCACTCATCAAGCGCATACCCATCCAGGATCTATACTTTCTGGATGTTTTTATTTAAAAGTCCCACAGAATTCTCCACCAATAATTTTTAATGATCCCAGAGTTTACTGGAAATTTATACATTATGCTATTAATTTCGGGAGACCCCGAGAAGATTATAAATTACTACCTGAGTATGTGATTAATCCGATCGAAGGAACATTTTTAATGTGGCCAAGTTGGTTAGAGCACCAAGTACCTACAAGTATTAGTTCTGAAGAGCGAATTTGTGTCGCTTTCAATCTTAATCCGAACTAAATAAAACGAAGGAGTTATTATGCCAACTTATGTATTTCGTAATAAAGAAACTGGTGAACAGTTTGAAAAATTGATGAAGATCTCAGAACTCGACTCATTCAGAGCCGACAATCCCCAATTAGAAACAGTAATTCAAGCAGTGTCATTTGGAGATCCCACTAAATTAAGTTCAACACGTAAATTTGATACTGGATTTAAAGAAGTCCTACAAAGGATACATGAAAAAACTCCAGGAAGTCAATTAGATAAGTCATCTTCACAACTATAAGGAATTCTAATGGCTCGTACCACAGCAGCAAAAAAAGTAATAGATCTACATAATGAAGAACGTGAGTCAAAGCCAGTTGCTAGTAATCAATTAAAATTACGATTAGATAATTTAAAAACATTTCAACCATTAACAGATAATCAAAAAAAATTCTTCGATGCTTATAAACTAGGTGACTACTTTATAGCATTGCATGGTGTCGCAGGAACAGGTAAAACTTTTATCGCACTTTATAAAGCAATAGAAGAAGTTCTCGATAAAAATAATCCATTCAATAAAATTATTGTAGTTCGATCTGCAGTACAATCACGTGAGATGGGACATCTTCCAGGAGATGTAGGTGAGAAGATGGAAATCTATGAACAACCTTATCGTCAAATCTGTCACCAGTTTTTTGATCGCAAAGATGCATGGGATCGTTTAGAAGAACAGGGTCATATTAGTTTTATCTCTACATCTTTTATTCGTGGTATGTCATTTGATAATGCTATTATTATTGTTGATGAGATGCAGAACTTAACTTATGAAGAGATTGATACAGTTATGACTCGTGTGGGACATATGTCTAAAATTCTTTGGTGTGGTGATTATCGTCAAACTGATCTAAATAAGAAACGTAATGATATGTCAGGTATTCTTAAATTCTTTGATATCGCTCAGCATATGAAAGCATTTACTCGTATTGAGTTTACTGTAGACGATATTGTTCGGTCATCCTTAGTCAAGGATTATATTTTGGCTAAACTAAAATACGAAGATTACGAGGACAGAAAATGATAACATCAGAACAATTTCACCATCTATTTCCAAGAGCACAAGACCCAACATCATGGGCAGAGTCTATGTGTAATGTATTTCCAACATATGATATAACAACACCAAAACGTGTGGCAGCATTCCTCGCTCAGTGCGGTCATGAGTCTGGTGGTTGGACAGTGTTTGAAGAAAACCTTAACTATTCAGCACAAGGATTAAATGGTATCTTCAAGAAGTATTTTCCTACACTTGAATCTGCACAACCTTATGCACGCAAACCAGAAATGATTGCCAATAAGATCTATGCTAATCGTATGGGTAATGGCGCACCAGAATCAGGTGATGGATATAGGTTTCGTGGTCGTGGACCAATTCAACTAACTGGTCGTGCAAACTATACAGCATTTGCTAAAGAGATGTTTGAAGACTGGCAGAATGTGGTAGATAATCCTGACTGGGTTACTGCTGATCGTGATTTTGCTCTTATGTCAGCTATTTGGTTCTGGAATAAAAATGGACTAAACAAAGAAGCAGACGCAGGTGATCTAAAATTAATGACCAAAAAGATTAATGGTGGTTACATTGGACTTGAAGATCGCATTAAACATTATAATGAGTGTATTGATTTACTTACCTAATGCCAACATTTATACATCATGATCTTCCCAAATTGGAACGTACCGACTCTAACCAAGTTAGACTTTACAAAACCCCGTCGGGTCGAGCCTATCCAAGCATCACCACCATTACAGGACTCCACTCAAAACAAGGAATCCTCGAATGGCGAAAAAGAGTCGGAGAAGCAGAAGCAAATAGAATCTCCAGCCAAGCAAGTAAACGTGGAACAAAAGTCCATGGATATTGTGAATCATATCTCCGCAGTGAACTCTGTGAACCTGACACGTTCGATTCAGAGATATTTGGAAGAATTAGACCCTACCTCGAAAAAATAGATAACATACATGCATTAGAAACACCATTGTATTCTGATCATCTTGAGGTTGCTGGGACTGTTGATTGTATTGCTGAGTATGAAGGTAAACTTTCAGTTATTGATTTTAAAACTTCAAGCAAACCAAAGACTAGAGATCACATCCATGGCTATTTTATGCAGACTGCAGCATATGCTGTGGCATTCGAAGAACTAACAGGAATTCCAGTAGGAAGACTGGTTATCATAATGGGTATAGACGATAATCCGACAAAAATATTTGTCGAAAAAAGAGATGACTGGATCGATGGATTTAAAAGTCTAAGATTAGAATATAAAAGTAAACATGGAATCTAATATTAATTTTTTTGAGCATGTATTATCTAATGATGACTGTCAGACATTAATAAATTATTTACTAAATGATACTCCATCAGCAGTTTCATTAGATTATAATAATTTAAAAAGAACACGAGTATTAGAGCATTACATTGTTATTGATCTAAGTAAAAAATTAAATATCAATTTTGATCGAGCGTTTTTAATGCATTATAATGCAGGAATTGGTTCCGTATTACATAATGATAACTATTCGATTGAAGAATCACGAGAAGTATTTAATGCATGGAAATCTTCTGCTGTTGTGTTTTTAAATCAAGAATTCGATGGTGGAGAATTGATTTATCCAAATCAGGGGATTACTATAAAACCAGTAACAGGTAATATGGTAATTGCACCAGCAGATGAAAGCGCACCACACTTCGTGAGTCCATCATCTTCAGATAGATATGTATTAGTATTAAGAATTATTTGACACGTAAGAATATATAATGTATAATTGTGATATTGCTGTATGAAGCAAAGAGAAAAGTGTTCTGGACGGGAGTTCGATTCTCCCCACCTCCACCAAAAAGATAATTATGAAAAATAGATATACCGCATTGTGTCCAACTTGTTTTATTAGATTTCAGTGGATAAAGGACAATGGGTTATCGAAACATAAGTGTCTTTCTGATGGGGGTGACTAGGTTTCGACAGGGCAACAAGTAAATGCGTGGACAGCACGAGACAGATACTCGTTAAAAGTAAAAAACCGTAAACGCAAACGACGCACAGTTCGCATTAGCAGCCTAAACACTGCTTAGGGTTTCGGTAGGTTTCCTCGTAACAGAATAACCTACCACTTTATTATGCCAGCCACGTAGTGTGCCAGCCATATAATTTTAACCTTATTACAACTTATAGGAAAATAAATGAAATTGAAACTTATCACTGCTGCTTCTCTAGTAGCATTCTCTGCAATGGCAAGCGCACAGTCATCTGTAACTGCAACATATGGTGTTAAAGAAGCAAATGTTACAAGTGTGCAGAGCCATGTAACGAACATGTCTGTTAAGACTCGTGCATTTACCAATGTCGATCTTGATGCAGGTATCAATACTGAAACTGCTGACGTAGCACGCACTGTTACAAATCGTTATGAAATTGGTGTATCTACAGGAATGGATCTAACTTCATTTCTTCGTGGTGATGTTCGTCTTGGTACTGGTATGAAGCAAAAATCAGGTGTTCAAGACTTTGGTTACTACTCTGTAGAACCTGGAGTTACTGCAAAGTTTGGTGATATTAGCACACGTGTAGCATATCGCTATCGTACTGCATATGACTCAAATGTTAATGCTGATACTAGTCAAACTATGCGTTATAGCGTAGGTTATGCATTAACTAAGAAAGATGCTATCCGACTTGGATATGATGTTCAAAGTGGTGATGGTGCTAACAAGCAAACTACTATCGCTTACACTCGCTCATTCTAATTTAAGAGTTGATGGTCTCTTTAAAACCATCATGGATTAGTGAAGTCTTCGCTTGATGTTAGCAACCGATCACCCAATGGTATCTTGTACTAACTTATAGTGGCAACATTAATATTGTCAATTTATTTTTAATTGTTAGGATATGATATGAAATCACTTATCGCATTGGTAGCATTGGCATTCGCATCACTTTCTTTTGCAGCTGAACCTGTTAAGAAAGAAGAATCAAAGGCTCCAGCAAAAACTGAAGCAAACTGCGTAACTAAAGATAAATCTGGTAAGTGTCCACCTGCTCCAAAGTCTGAAAAGCCTACTCCTAAAAAAGTAGAACATAAAGACGAAAAGAAAGCAGACGCACCAAAAGCAGAAGCCGTAAAGAAGTAACAATTCCTAAATAATTGTTACAGTGGGTTGAAGGATCCCAATAAAACCTTCATTTTACACACACAACACAAAGGAGTATTTTATGTCAAATCTGACACCATTCGAAATTCGTCTTGAACTATTAAAAATGGCCAAAGACATGTTAAATGATGATTATTATGGGAAGCGTGAGGTTATTAGCAATGTTTGGCAATCCAAACTAGAAATTGCTAAAATCAATGGTGGTGAGTTGCCCGAACATCCAGGGTTTCCAACTTATCCATCAGAAGCTGAAATCATTTCAAAAGCACAAGTGCTTAATGGTTTCGTTTCAAACATCCCAAATATAGATACAAAGACTAGCAAAAAGTCTGCCTGATCGGGATAGGAGAAGTGCATTTTGCACTTCTCTCTAACTTTAAAAGGAGAACTATGCGACAATATCGTTTATATGTTCCAATCATACTATTAATACTATGTTTAAGTTTTTATTTGAATTCAGTACTATCAAGTAAAGACATTTATTTAAAGATTAACTATTCACAGTTAACACCAGAATCTCAAGAACAAGTGCGTTGTCTTGCAGACAACATTTATTATGAGGCTGGCTATGAGCCAGATGATGGTAAACTTGCAGTCGCACTCGTCACAATGAATCGTTTACAAGATCCAAGATATCCAAAAGATATTTGCTCTGTAGTCAAACAAAAGGTAAGATCAACATGTCAGTTTAGTTGGTTCTGCGAAAACGTAAAAGCCAAAAGAAATGAAGTATACAATAAAGCAATGGAAGTTGCTCTTGATGTCTATGCTAATTATGAGAAGCTGACAGACATCACGTATGGTGCATTATTTTATCATGCTGATTACGTCAATCCAAGATGGAAGTTAGAAAAGACGACTGTTATCGGTAGACATATTTTTTATAAAGAAAGTGAAGGAAAAGATGATGCAAAAAATGAACATTCAACTAAAGGAAGATCAGTCTTCTAAACATTCCTTCTTCTTACTAATGGAAGAAGTTACGTTGACTAGTGTGAAACAAGCAGTTGAGTGGATATTCGAAGCCAACTTCTCTGAAGAACCACCTGAACTAATGAATTTAATCATTACAAGTCCAGGTGGTGATTTAAATGCTGCATTTGCATTGATTGATACTATTCGTGGTTCTTCAATTCCAGTTAGAACAATTGGACTTGGACAAGTTGCCTCAGCAGGATTGATGATCTTTATTGCAGGACATAAAGGACATCGTCTGCTGACACCAAATACATCAATACTCTCGCATCAATACTCTTGGGGTGCGTTTGGTAAAGAACATGAACTGTTCGCTACTGTGAAAGAGTTTGATTTAACTACCAAGAAGATGATTTCCCATTACAAAAAATGTACTGGGTTATCAGAAACAAAAATTCGAGAAGTGCTATTGCCACCTCAGGATATCTGGCTTAGTGCTATCGAAGCAAAAAAGTTAGGACTCTGCGATGACATTAAAGAACTTTCTTAATTATTGTAAGTATTCTGGTGTATGGATTTCTCTCACATTAAATCCATATCACTGGAGATTATCATTTGACTACACAAAACCAGATGATATGGATCCAAGTTTATATTCTATCCATATCAGCATTGCGCCATTATCAATAAAATTTGTATTGGATGATGGATCATGGTAACAGGAATTTTTACAAAACTTAAACCACCTTCTTTTTTAAAGGAACTTATTATGTCAGATAATGTTTTTATCATTTCAATTGCACTTGCTGTTTTGACTGCGATTTGCGCACTTGGTCATGATTCATATGTTTCAACAAAATCTATTGAAAGAAACATTGAATCCGCTATCGTTAAAGGTATCGATCCATTAGCTGTTCGTTGTGCTTATGCTAAACGAGATGACACTATTTGTATCGTTTATGCATCTTCACACAACTCACCCTCCAGTTTGTCTAGTTCTAAAAAGTAATACTTTAGGATTCTAGCCGATACCCCTCATCTTTTGAGGGGTATTTTTCCTTGTAGAATCAACAACTTACCCTCTCTCCAGAAAGTTGTTGTCTTTAATCGACCTTTGGAGCATAATATATCTTATAGTGAATGAGAAAGGTTTATTATGAGTCGAATGGCTGAATTAGACATGGAAATAAACGATGCGTTAGATGCACATCGTGGTCCAGAAAATTGGATGTCCTGCGAGGAAATTGCATTTCAATTGGAAATTCCAGTTGAGTTGGTGCATCAGGTTGTTGAAAACAGATGGAACATTTTGATTGGAGAATCAGTATGAGTTTACTTACAGTCGGCAACCCAAAATTGCTTAAAGGTGAGAAGAAAGGCTATTTGTCTTCTGTTCTACACTTTGCGCCAGCAACTCTTTCTGGTAAAGAAGTCTGCCCCAAGCGCACAGCTGGATGTACTGCTGCATGTTTGAATACTGCTGGTCGTGGTGGCATCTTCAAGAAAGGTGAAACCACCAATGTGATTCAAAAAGCACGGATCCGTAAGACCAAAGCATTCTTCGAAAATCGTCAAGCATTTCTCAATGAGTTGACTGTTGAGATTATCAAAACAAAAACCAAAGCAGAAAAACAAGGACTGATTCCAGTCTTTCGTTTGAATGGCACTTCAGATCTCGCATGGGAAAAGTATGAAGTTGCAAATGGTAAAAACATTTTCCAAATGTTTCCAGAAGTGCAATTTTACGATTACACCAAAATCAACAATCGCAAAGTTGCACACATTCCAAACTACCACCTGACTTTCTCTAAAGCAGATGGAAACGATATGGATACTCGACTTGCAATTTCAAATGGTATGAATGTCGCAGTTGTATTCCACAAAGTGCCAGAGAACTATCTTGGTCGTCCAGTTATCAATGGCGATGAGACTGATCTTCGTTTCTTGGATCCTAAAGGTGTTATCGTTGGTCTCAAAGCCAAAGGTAAAGCCAAGAAGGATCTTTCTGGATTCGTAGTTACTGCTTGACATTAATTCATAATTAGAGTATAATAGAACTTATGCAGATGCTACATACATCACTTGGTAAAACCAAGAAGAAGAAACCGACTGCCAAACAACGAGAGTTGCAGTCGTCGTGGGAAACCATGTTAAAGAAGTATGCCACAAAGACGATTGCACCTAAACAACAATCACTCAGTGAAGTATACTCGCTCGGGAGACCTGCTGGTCGGGAGACCCCTAAGATTCCGAGTCTTCCATTCAGTGGTGCACCATGCACTAAAAAAGACTCACCAGTCTACACTGGATCTCTAATTAAGGGTATTGGTACTATGCACAAATCAAATGCCATACCAATTTTTAGTGATGAACAAGCAGTTGAAATTGCAACAATGAGGAGATGATATGAAAGTGTTCTCTGCATTCCCAACTCCGATATATATTAATAATATTGAATACGATAATGATCTACTTAATACTGTGAAAACCTATGACTATGAATCATTTCACTCTAAAGAACTATCTGGTCGTTACACAGTATCTAAAAATATATTAGATAAATCTGAGTTGAAATTTTTAAGAACAATTATTGAACAAAATTATAATACACTTTTTTATGATATACTTGGCTTTAATAAAGAAATTGAATTTAGAATAGCAACATCTTGGGTAGTTAAATTAGAACCACAAGATTTTGGACACAAGCACTATCATTGCAATAGTTTTTTTAGTGGAGTGCTCTATTTGGAAGTTGATGAGACCACTAGTCCCATCGTCTTTTATAGAAATACATCAAACATAAATGAAATGGGTAATCCAGTTATAATTGAAATTCCATTTGATGAAGACTTCTATTATAATGAATTTAATTCGCCATCTTGGAAATATCAACCAAAGAAGGGTGATTTGATTTTATTTCCATCTAATTTGGCTCATATGATGCCAGAAAATAGTTCTAACATCACAAGATATTCACTGGCATTTAATATATTTCCTTATGGAATATTCGGTAAAAATACTGAAAACGCATTGGAGTTAAAATGAAAACTTTACAACAACAAGAAACTGAAGCAGTCTTAGCAATGGGCGAGCAGTTAAAAATTTATGAACAACAAATTGATGTTCTCAAGAAACGAATCGAGAAACTTGAGTCTGATAATGAAGCCTTAGTTATGGATGTTGCATTCTATGGTGGTAACTTGCTTAACTTGTCTTGCAATAATAAATAAGGTATAATTATGAATAACTTTGAACTGGCTAACCTACACTTCAAATATCAAGATCTGCAATTAGAGGTTATGAAATTGGATAAATTTTTCACGATGTACTTAGATAAATTTTCTAAAAAATTAGATCCTGAAAAACCAAATACTCCAATCTGGAAATTATACAAACAAAAAACGAAAGAATATCATGATCTTTGCAGAGAACTTCGAATCACCGACTACTACATTAAAAGAAAAACCAATGTTTAAAACAGCCAACGAATTTTCAATGCATATTGAAGAAATTGTTCGTGATAAGAGATTGTCTTATATGGATGCTGTCTTGGAATACTGCAAAGAAAATTATTTGGAACCAGCAGATGTTGCATCTCTGATAAATAAATCTCTAAAGGATAAGATTGAAATGGATTTTAGAGAGTTGAACTATCTACCTAAACAGGCAAAATTGGATGTGTGATGGATGGCTTTAAAGCGTATCGTTATTACCTAGCGATTAAACTTCATTTCACTTCTGAAAAATTTAACGTCTTCGAAAATCGAGGTAATGTTAAAGGTACACGTGAAGCATTCACCGCCAGAAATGATAGATATATATTCGAGAAACTTGCCAACAAGTACAACGATGATAGAGAAATTATTCAGTTCTTTGTTGCAAATTTTGCTTATGGTAATGAGTCTGCGATATATGAAGGACAACAGGCAGAAGAAAATCTTGTCGAATGGATTAAACGAAAACAGTCAATCACACAAAGGTTCATTGATGACTTAGCTACTATATTAACACACACTGAGGTAAATAGGTTACCACAAACATCTATCTTCAACTTTATTGATTCTGCATATCCAGTTACATTAGAGTTGTTTGTTGGAGGTAAGGTATCGATAGAAACTCTTAGGATTATAGATGATTTTTATCCGATAATTGCAAAATGGCAAGATAATACCTCTATTAAATATATTTGGAATCAAGAATTGTTGAGAATTAAAAAGTTGACTGGCTTCGTTAAATACGATAGAATTAAGGCTGAAAAGATCTTTAGTCACTTCATGGAAGAAATCGAGATTTGACATCATGGGCAAGACATATTATAAGTCATCGAAATCAGATGATGATAGTTTTGGTGGTCGTTCAGGGAAACCTGCCAAACATGCTAGTGGTCGAAAGACTGGTGGTATGAGAACGATAAATAGTTATGTTGAAGAAGATTATGATTTAAACAATGAAGACTTTGATGACGACATTGAACTAGATGATAAAATACAAATCGACCATACTAAAAATAAACCGTAATATTAATATAAAGGAAATACGATGGACATTCAAACACTCCGCAAAATGCGCAATCAAGACTTCGGAAAAATCTCTGGAGAATTCGATAAGATTGCTAATCCCCAAACCGAAAAGAAATCATATTCAGACGATCGCTTCTGGCGTCTCGAAGGTGACAAAGCTGGCAATGGCACAGCAACTTTCCGATTCCTACCACGTGTAGAAGGTGATGAACTCCCATGGGTTCGAATCTTTTCTCATGGCTTCCAAGGTCCAACTGGAAAGTGGTACATCGAAAATTCTCTAACCACTCTTGGTGAGAATGACCCTGTTGGTGAGTTGAACACAACTCTTTGGAACTCTGGTTCTGAAGCCAACAAAGAAATCGCTCGTAAACAAAAACGTAAGTTGTCATTTATTGCCAACATTCTCATTGTGTCTGATCCAAAGCATCCAGAGAATGAAGGTAAGGTATTCTTGTTTAAATTTGGCAAGAAAATCTTTGATAAGATCATGGACAAAGCACGTCCAACTTTCGAAGACGAAAAGCCTGTAAACGTGTTTGATTTGTGGGAAGGTTCTAACTTCAAATTGCGTATGCGTAAGAAAGATGGCTACGCAAACTATGACGAATCTTCTTTTGCAGATCCAGCACCTGCTGCTTCTGATGAAGACTTGGTTCGTATCGTAAATGGTCAGTACAAGTTGTCTGAGTTTACTGATCGTAGTAACTTCAAGTCTTATGATGAGTTGAAGAAGAAACTAGATGCAGTTCTTTCTGGTGATTCTTTTGCTGGTAAGTCTGCTGCACAAATGGCTGAAGAAGAAGATCGTCCTGTTGCATCTGCACCAAAGATGGCTTCTAAACCAGCACCTGTGTCAAAGTCGATGGATGACGATGAAGATGTTATGTCTTATTTTCAGAAGATCGCTAAAGAAGACTAATTAGTTTTTACCAAAAAGAAAGGGGACGAAAGTCCCCTTTTTTATTATGCGAATTTAGATCGTAACCAACTACTTGCTGATGATTCAGGATTTCTTATCGCTGGTCTTGTTACTTGCGTTACATTAGAGTTGTTTGTTACTGGTGCATTTACTGCGA